TGGATGGCGCTTTCCCAAGGGCGACAGGAAGACGTGGGCAAGTATCTGGCGCGGGCCGGGTATACCAGCGTGTTCGATGCCATGCGTGACCTGCAGGAAGACGTAGAAGCCGCGGCCATGGATCTGCGCGCAAGGCAGGAGATCGAACCTGCGGTGCAGATGGAAGCGCTGGCAGCCGAGATCGCCAGCTATCTGAGCCCGCACTGATGGTCCCTAAGATGTTTTCCGAACTGGGAACCCACACCTATCCGCCAGAGCGGGTGGCCGAGGTAGAGGCTGCATTGGCGGCGATCATGGATGGCACCTTTGCCGGGGGCTGGGCCGAACTGGACGAAGTACTGACCCGCGCGGACCTGCCCGATGCGTTTGCCGTTGTTGAACGCATGAGCCTTTTCCTTGACCAGCAGGCCGCGCTTTATCGCAGCATTGGTGACGAAGAGAGAGCTGCAGCGGCTGATGATTGCCGGGCCCACCTTGCCAGATGGATGCCACCTGCCAAATGACGCTGCCATCGCTTTCCCTTGCTGTGGTCGGCGCGGATTTCGCGAACGAAGACAAGGCGCGTAGCAACCGCCGGTTCGAGATCGCCCTGTGCAAGCCGGGTGACCAGGTGCACTTGGTGCCGGAGCCGAAGAACAAGGCGGATCGCAACGCCGTTGCCGTGTTCTCCGAACGCGGGATCCAGATGGGATACATCACCGCCGAACGGTGCGGGCGCATCGGCGCACTGATCCGCGAAGGGCGTGAGTTAAACGCGGTGTTTCAACAGGCTGCACCCTACGGTTGTGTGATCCGCGTCGCATTCGACGGCGCTGTTCAGGTGGTAGACCTCGACGCGAAGCCGATTCCGCGCAGGCCGGAACTGGCCGAGGGGACAGACCCTGATTTTGAGTTTGAGCCGGACCCGCATTGACCAGATTAGGAGGCAAAGTTGAAAAAATCTAGTTTTGTCATAGCGGCACTGGCCTTTATGCTCATAGCATGCGCGATCGCGTTAACGCTTCTTTTTGTTCGTTTCCAAGAAGTTAGAGACGGTCATGCATCTTCTAGATCTAAGGCGATTCTTTCACATGCGTCACAGGAACAATGGGATGTCGTCATAATCGGCGACAGTATGGTTGAGCTCGCAAGCATTAATCAGATTTGCGGCAAAAAAGTTCTCAATGCTGGCATATCAGGAGCAACGGTCCGAGGAATGAGTGCAATCAGCGAACAGCTCGCCAAAATGATAAAGCCAAGAATTGCAATAATAGCACTAGGAACTAACAATAGTCGCGTAAATCAAAGTGGAGAAGATGCGTCTTTCGATAGAGACTATTTGCAAATAATCAAAAATTTTAGAGCGGTTGGTTCTGAAGTCAAGTTAATGGAGATACCCCCAACGACGCAAATTGAAAAAGGTGTTTTATTCGACAAAATGATTGTTCAAAAACGTAACAATTTCATCAACAAGCAAGGCCTACCTGTAGGGCATATTTGGAAAGACCTTGTTACTCCTGCGGGTTGGATGAATTTGAAATATACCACTGACGGTGTGCATCCCAACAACCGTGGATATGCTTTATGGCTTGCAAGTATCGGAAAACTGATTTGTGCCTGACGCACAGGAGCAAAGCAGACCCTGTCATGTATTGCTCTCCAGCGTAATCTTCTGCAGCAGCCCACCAGCGCCCAGCGATGTTTCCACACTCTCGACCAGCCACTCGATCGCATCGATGCGCGCGTTCCATCCGGCCAGTCTGACGCGGGCGTTGGGCTGAATCTGCATGTCGGCTTGGGCAAGGTCGTACTCGAACTTGAACGCCCCGCGCTTGCCCTTTCCTGCCGCTGACTTTGCCGCCTGCTGCGCCTCGGCCTGACTGCCATAGACCCGCTTGAGCTTCTTCGGCTTCGTACCACCCGTGCCGACCTTCTTGCGCTTGCCGTCTGCCGGATCGTGCCACTCGGCCTCGGCACCGTCATTCTCCTCGCGATCGGCGCGGGAGAAGCGCCACGTCCAGCCATTGCGGCGAGTGAGCGTGAGCGAGGGGATGGCTTTGCCGGTGGGCGTGGTCTGCGCCCCCACCGGCATGAAAATCAGCTTGCGATCCTTCCACGTGGCCAGCGCATCGAAGCGGCTGCCCAGATCCTTGACCAGGGCCATGTCGCTCTTGCCGTGCTGATCGAGCACCGCGATTGCAGCCCCCCGCAGATCAGGATGGACAAGGCTTTCCACGCCATAGCGGCCCGCAATGGTATCCAGCACCGCGCCGACAGTGGTATCGCGCCACACCTGCGTGCGGCGCTTGCGATAATCGCCCCCCAGATCGGCCGAGCGGGCGCGGATGGTGATCACGTCGGGCGGGCCGCTCTCCTCCACCTCGTCAACCTTGAAGCGGCCCTTCCCGACCAGCCCGGTAGATGGCCCGTTGTCCCCAGAGCTTCTGGCCTTCCATCCCAGCGCCAGCGTGAGCACGCGCCCGGTTTCTGGCGCGGCGAGACGGCCGTCGTGGTTGTGCAGGGTGAGCGAAAGCTCGTCGGCCTCGTCACCGCGCTTCTCGGTGAGGGTCAGTTCGAGGAATCGCGGGTTGATCTTGGTGGCGAGATCGGTGCCGTCATCGAGCAGCAGCTGCAAGCCTGCGATATTCGCGCCCACTGTCAGTCCACCCGCTCGAGCTCAATGACGAAGTCCACCCCGCGCGGCAGGCCACCGCCCATGATGCCGTGCTGTGTCTCTTCCAGGCGCACGATCTTGTAGTGCCCCAGCACGCGCCCGAGGCCATCGACCAGCGGATAGTCCTCGCCGGTATCGGCCATGGCCTTGACGATCTGGATCGCGACGAACTGCCCCGCCACTTCGGGCACGAGCAGGCCCGACAGCGTGATCGTGTCCTCACCCGGGCCAAGGTACTGGCTGGCGGGCCGCGCCATGAAGCGTTCCGAGGTGCCGTGCCGCCAGCTCGTGCGGCGCGAGAGTTCGGAATAGGCCATGGCATCGATGCCGAATAGGAACATGCCGAGCGTGAGCAGGTGGCCCGGTAACAGCGTGTTGGTGGTGACGCCGTTGATCGGGGGAAGCGAAGCCATCAGCGATCACCTTCGTAGGAGCTGCGCGCCTTGACGCCCTTTGCCTGCACGATCTTGCGCATGACGACGCTGGCCAGTTCCTCCACGCTCTGCCCGGGTGCGCCGTAGACCTGAATCGTGATGCTGCCACCCGCGCCCATCGCACTGCCCTGCTGCACACCGCCCGATGCCGGCGCGATCGGCGAGAGCGAGACAGCGCCTGCGCGGGCCACGCCAGCGGCCATGCGCCCCATGGCGCGCTGGGGCTTGCCACTGCCTCCATCAATGCCCTGGGCAAGGCCGGTGGCCACGTGGCCACCCATCTGCATCATCAGGCGCGACGGGCTTTTGATGCCGAAATAGTTCTTGAAGGCGGTGATCCCGTTCTTCGCTACGTCGATCAGCTTGAGCGCCAAGGCCATCGGATTGATGGCCATGAGCAGGCCCTGCATCATCTGCTTGCCGATCGTGGTGAGCCACGAGGGAGCCGCGGCGAGCGTGGACTTGACCCAGTTCCATCCGGCGACAAAGGCCCCCCGGATCTTGTCCCAGTTGGAATAGACCAGATAGGCGAGCAGGCCGATGGCCGCGCCGATCGCCACGATCGCCAGCACCATGGGGTTGGAGAGCATCATCATGCCGGCGCGCATCACGCCTTGGGCAAGGAACAACGCCGCGGTGCGCATCATGCCGAAGAATCGCACAGCCATGCCACCCGCGCGGATCCCGACGTTCACGAATTGGCCGAGTGTCCTGCTCATCATGATGATACCGCTGTGCATGCGGAAGAACTTGAGTGCGGTCGCAAAAGGACCAAGCAACGTACCGAAGGCCAGCTGCAGCGCACCAAGTCCAAGCCGGAAAGCGACCAGATACCCGAGGCCCTGCACCAGCGCCGAAGACAGCTGCGGGTGCGCCTGGCTCCATGCACGAACCGACCGAGAAAGTTCGAGGATCTTACGTGATCCCGCGACGACGGTAGGCAGCAGGTACTTGCCCAGTTCGATGTTCACCGCCTGCAGGCCATTGAGCGCCAGCCCGGTTGCGCCTTCTGTGGTGGCAACGCGGGCAAGATATTCGTTCTGCATAGACCCGGCGTACTTCGCCTTGTTGCCCACCAGCTGGAAGTTTGCCTGCAGCTTGTCGAGGTTGGTGAGCATCGGAGCTATGGCCCCGATGGATTCTGTTCCGAACAATTCGCCCAAGATGCTGGCCTGCGCTTCCTTGGGCAGCTTGCTGATCCGCCTGAGAACGTCGGTGATCGTCGCCGCCGAATCCTTCTGCATGCCCCTGGCAACGCTGCTCGCTTCCAGCCCGAGGCTGGAAAGCGCCGCCTGCTGGCTCTTGGTGGCGGCGCTGCCCTTGGTCATGGCCAGCATCATGTTCTTGATGCCGGTGGCAGCCACTTCCTCTTCCACGCCCACGCTGTTGAGCAGCTGAGCCATGGCGCCAACCTGCGACGAGGAAAGGCCCGCGACCTTTCCCAGCGAGCCGATGCGGGTGACGATGCCGGATACCGCTGTGGCATTGCCGCCATAGGTGTTGGTGAGGGCGTTGATCTGATCGGCCAGCGCAGTGACGCCAACCTGCGACAGGCCAAACGCCGTTCGCCACTTGGCCATCATGCCCCCGGCTTCTTCGCCGGTCATATCGAAGGCGACGCCCATCTTGGCAGCATCCTGCGCGAAGCCGAGCAGCTCCTTGCGCGGGATATTCGCCCGACCAGCGGCGGCAACGATCTGGGCAATGCCACCTGCAGCCATCGGGATCTTCGTACTGAGATCGAGCACGTCACTGCTCATCTGCGCGAACTGCTGCGGCGTGTCGAAGTTCACCACCTTGCGCACGTCGGCCATGGCGGCTTCGAAGCTCATGGCCTGCTTGACAGCATAAGCCAGCGGCACAGCCATGGCCGCACCGCCGACGAGGTTGCTTTGCCCCTTGGCCTGATAATCCGCCCCGGCGCGGCGCATGGCACGTTCATCTGCGTTGATGGCGGCAAGACGACGCTGGCGGCGCAACTGCTCGTTGGTTTGCGCGAGCTGGCCTTCGAGCTCGCGCTCCTTGTTGATCAACGCGGTGAGATTGCCAGTTCCCTTGGCGATATCGCGACGGACGTTGGCGAGCAGCCTTTCGTACTTCTTGGTCTCACCGGTCAGCGCGCGGATCGACTTTGAGCCATCACGGCTGAGACCGATGATGTTCCGAAGGGCCCCCGACATCTTGTCGTGGCCGATGAAGTTCACGAGGAGGTTGAGCTTGTTGCTCACGTGTCACCTTCCTTGCCGTGCATGCGATTCCAACGCGCCACGGCCCGTTCACGCCAGTCGAGCAATTCGGGCAAGGTGAGGGCTTCGAGTTCAGCCTTCGACCAGTGGAAGATGGCGGCGATATCGGCCATCAGCTCTTCGGCTGATACTGCGTCATCACCGCCTCGATCATGCCGCGTTCCGACTTCGTCATAAAAAAACCGCGAACGGTGCCCGCAATTTCCGCGAAGTCTTGGGGGTCGAGTGCGTTCGCCTCATCGGCGGTCAGCGGCGGTTCGCTGATGCGAGGGATGAGCGTGAGCATGGCGACGATATCCATGCCCATGACATCGTTGAGTGAGAGACCGCGCAGCTCGCCCGCTTTGGGGCGGCGAACGGTGATCGCGTCGAAGCTGGTCTCACCACGCTTGATCGGCACTGCAAGATTGACCGTTTCCAGCAAGGGCCGGGTTTCGGCAACGGGGGCGGAAGGTTCTGACATTGCGGGGCTCCTTGACTATGCGGGGCTGGTTCCTGCGGGGTGACGACGTGGAGGGTTCGGGACGCTCGCCACCACCGCAGGCCCCACCGGACGGCGCCCCGCAAAAGGACCGCCCGGTGAAGCTGGAAGTGGATCAACCGGAGATGATCGCCATGATCTCGGCATAGCGATCGTT